AACAATCATCGGAATTGACTTTAGTATAAATTCCACCAGTATATGTGTTCGTAATGATAACAAATATCAGTATTTTTCATTTGTTGCTAATTATAAAAAAGATAGAGCTCCATTTAAAATTCATGATGCAATTAATGATTTAGTGATGATTTGTCCTTATGAAAAATTACCTACATCAAAAGATTCAATACAGGATTCTAAGAATAAAATACAAAATGCCCATACTCTTAGCAAATTAATTTTAAGAATACTTACAATTGAATCTACTATTATAGGAACACCTGATATTAGATTAGAAGGATTTTCATTTGCATCAAAAGGGAATTCATTTATAGACCTTATAATGTTTAATTCATTTCTTAGATGTAAACTTATGGAAAAGTGGGGTAATTGTATATCAGTAATTCCTCCTAAGACAAATAAGAAAGCTTATTCAGGAAATGGAAATGCAAATAAGTGGATAATGTTAAATTCTTTTTTAGAAAATACAGATTCACCATTACAAAAAAGACTTATTGAATTAGGTTTAAAAAGAGATGCAGAGTTTGAAATAGGAAAGCCTGTTGATGATCTTGTAGATGCTATATCTTTAGCAGAATTTTCGTTTGAAAAAGAGGACATTCTTAAAGTAGAAAACGTGGGAAAAAAGAAAGTTAAAAGTAAGTTACTCTAAATTCTATATCAGAATTACTTAAATTAATCAAATTTTTTTATGCTTTCTAGAGAAAATAGTTTCAGAAAAAGAAAAAAGTTTAAAAAAAGTTTGTTAAAAAGAAATATAATCTGTAGTCTGGCTATTATATACTAGACTTACTCAAAATAATCATATTTTTTATATGCTTTCTAGAGAAAACTGTTTCAGAAATAGAAAAAAGTTTTCAACAAAAGTGTTATTTATAATTTACTCCAAATAACATGATATCATAAAAACAGTTTAAATTAAAATACATATAACATAATATGGAAAAACTACTAAAATTTTCTGAATTTATTTTAGAAAAAGAATATAAAGATTCACAGAAAAAATTTGATTTTGTAATGAAAGAATTTACAGATGGCAAATTACATTCAAACGATGGCTCTATTGTAAAAGATCAAAAACAAGCTTTAGCGATAGCATATTCAGTTTCAGGATTAGATAAAAAATAATGAAACTAAATACTTATTGTTACATATAAATAATTATAGTTAAAAACGCAATTAATTAAAAAATCAAGTTAAATTAAAAAACACAATCAAGTTAAATTAAAAAAATCAAGAAAAATTATGGCAAATGAATTAGACATTTTTGACCTGTCTGTAGAAGACGTCAAAACAGAAGTAAAAGTAGCTGGCGATGGCCAACAATTGTACAAAACAGATCCTAAAACTGGTAAAGATTCTATTTATAGATCAGTTATTCGTTTTATCCCAAATTTAGGAAATCCTAAACAATCAGTAATCAAGAAATTTACATATTGGTTAGTTAATAATGATGACAAAGGTTTTTATGCTGATTGTCCATCATCTATTGGAGAAAAATCCATCATCGGTGATACTTACTGGAAATTAGCAAAATCAAACTCAGCTTTTGATAAAAAACAATCAGAACGTTTATCACGTAAAGAGTATTATTTCTCATATATTTATGTTGTTAAAGATACTCAAAATCCGGAATTAAATAACACTGTTCAAATTTTCCGTTATCCAAAAGCAATTAAGAAAATTATTGATGCTCAATTATCTCCTGATGCAGCTGATATTGAAGCAGGTGTAGAACCAACAAATATCTTTGACTTTTTCAATGGTAAAGATTTTGCATTGAAAGTTGTACTTAAAGGTGGTTATTGGAATTACGATGAATGTAAATTCATTGATAAAGTAGGACCAATTACAGTAGATGGTGTTAAAATGGAAAATAGTGCTGACTCTCGTAAAGTATTACTTGGTTTATATGAAGGTGTTAAATCTTTAGATGAAAATGCTTATAAACCTTGGTCAGATACTCAAAGAGATAGAGTAATGGCATATCTTAGTGATTTAACTGGTACAGTAAATGTTAATCCAGGGAAAGCAATTAATGAAGTAACCACTGTTGCTCCACCAAAATCAAAACCTATCGTTGTTGATGAACCTGTCGTAACAAATAATGCTGATGAATCAACTGGCGGCGAAGAATCAATTGAAGATTGGTTGAAAGAATTTGATAAGTAATATATAACTTTTAAAAATGGTGCTCATTAGTTTTTTAATGAGCACCATTTTTCTTTAAACTCTATAGTATGAATTTAACACAAGAACAACAATTATATATTACAAGTAGTATTCAAAAAATATTAAAAACTGAATTTGGATCTGGTCCTAAAACATTTTTAAAAAATACACATGACCGATTAAATTTTGCTTGTCCTTATTGTGGTGATTCAACCGACGTTCATAAAAAACGTGGAAATATCTATTGGAAAAATTTATCATTTCATTGTTATAATAGCGGATGTTCAAAAATACATTCTAATCTTATAACAATGTTAAGAGATTTTAATACACCTATTTCAAACAAAGATGATCTCATTACATATCTTGATTATATGAAAGATAACCAAGTAATTGCAGAAACAAAAGATTACATTGAATTTGGTGCATTTAAAAATTTATTAGCATATTCAATTCCAATAGAAGATATTAAGAAAAAATTTAAGTTAGTTGATGTTGCTGAAAATGAATTTATTTCATCATATTTAAAAGAAAGATTATTACATAAACATTTCCATAGATTTTTATACGATCCTAACCGAAATCAATTATATATTTTTAATTTTGGTCCTGATATGAAATCTGTTATAGGTTATCAAATAAGAAATTTTAATAAAAATAAAGCTAAATATATTTCATATAACATTGAAAAAATAAATAGTTCAGTTTATAATAAGATCATAGATTTACCAAGTGAAGAAATTCTTAAAATAAATACATTATCAATATATTTTGGAATTTTACATGTTAATTTTGAAAAGCCATTCACTATTTTTGAAGGTCCTATAGATTCATTTTTTCTAAAAAATTCCATCGCAATTACAGGTATTGATAAATCATTAGATATGTTTTTAGAAATGTCCAATTGTAGAATTTTATTTGATAATGACACTGTTGGAATTAAAGAAATGGATAAGATTTTAAAAACACGTAAAAATGTATTTATGTGGAAAAAACTTTTATTAGATTTTAACATAAAAATAAATATAAAAGATTTCAATGATCTTTTAATTTATTGTTGGAAAAATAAAAATAATGCTATTAAAGATGTCACAAAATACTTCACAAACAACCCACTCGATATCAGATCAATTTGATATTGAATTAGATAAGTTCCAAGACGAGATATATACAATAAAAGGAACCGGTAAATTGCTTATGGATTTTGAATTAACTGGAACATATTCAGAGAATTCATTTAATATAGGTCAACCTGTATATAAAAAAGAAGTTCCTATTAAAAGAAATAAAAGTAATTCACAGCGAGTAATTAATAAGAGTTCAAAAAATTCTAAATCTAATCTTTTTTAAAATGGCACAAACCGAAGATGAACAAAAAGTTATTGCATTAGAAGCAATGTTAGAAAAAGAACGTTCTCAATTTACTGAAAAAATGGTTGATTTATTTCCGATGATTAAAGATTTAGATAAATTAGCAGAAGTACAAGTCTTAATGTTATCATATAGACATATGATGGTTGATAATTTAATAAAGTATAAATCAGCAATGCATAAGAAAAAATCTACTGATATTAATTATAGAAAATCTAGATATGAACATTATAAAACAAATTATAATGTTAAATTAGATTATAGAGAAATAAATGATTTTATAAATGCTGATATGGCATTAAGAAATAGACAAATTGATATGTTAGAAACTCAAATAGAGTTTTATAGTAAATGTGTAGATACATTAGATCGTTTAGGTTGGAGTGTAAAGAATAGAATAACGATTGCAGAACTTAATAATAGGTTGACTTGATTTTTTATCAAAGAATATAAATGCATTAAATAAACACATAGATATATAAAATAAAAAAGAATTTTTATGGGATATATTTATAAAACAACAAATAATATAAATAATAAAATTTATATTGGATTATCACTTAGAGAACATGATAAATATTACATGGGATCTGGTAAATTAATTAAAGCTGCATTTAAACAATTTGGCAAAAAAAATTTTACTAAAGAGATATTAGAAGATAATATTGATATGTATAATATTGATGATAGAGAAAAATTTTGGATTGCTAATTTTAATTCAACCGACACTAAGATTGGCTATAATATAACTAACGGTGGCTCTGGTTGGAATGCAAAGGGAATAAAACGGTCTAAAGAATTTATAGATAATATAAAACGTAAATTAACTGGTGTTGCAAAATCAGATAGTCATAAAGATCATATATTATCAATATGCTTTAAACCAGGTAATATACCTTGGAACAAAGGACTTAGTATAGAAAAAGGAACATATATATTAACAGATAAACAAATAGAATCATATAAATTAGTTAAATTTTTAGGTAAACATAAAGGACAAGTTCCATGGAATGCTGGAGTATATGGAGTATATAATCACACTGAAGAAACTAAATTAAAACAAAGTTTAGCATCTAAAGGTAAACCAAAAAGTGAAGCACATAAAAAAGCATTAAGTGAAGCGCATAAAGGTAAGTCTCAACCAAGTATTTATACTAAATGGCTTAATAAATATGGTAAAGATATTGCTGATGA